CGGTTTCAAATGCAGTATCGAACTCTACAACAGTTACTTTTAATACTGCAATAAATAGTGGTATCAGTACAGGAGACGAAGTCTTCTATACAGGCAATAGTACAAACCCAACAGTGAGTTCTATTGCCGGTGACAGATTATCATTAGTCTTGTCGGCAGCTGCTACGATAGATGAGAATACAACTCTCATGTTCGTAGGTTCAGTAGAACCGAATGATACATTCGTAGTTGCAGAGAATGTTACCTTCTATGATGATGGTACTTCAAGAGACTTTGATGATGATAAAACAACAGACGCTAGTTAATTATGAGTAAAACAGATGATCAGCTCAATGAGCTTTTGAATATTGATACGGAAATTAAATCTGAATCAACACAAGTGATCAAGAAGGTCAAAACAGACCGATCTGCCAATGTAGAAACTGATTACAAATATGCAAGAGATAACTTGTATAATTTAGTTGAGCGTGGGCAAGATGCAATTGATGGTATACTTGAATTGTCCAGAGAGACAGAACATCCACGAGCATATGAAGTCGCAGGTCAATTGATCAAGACAGTTGGTGATACGGCAGAAAAACTTCTTGATATTCAAAAGAAAATTAAAGACCTTGAGAAAGAGGACGAACAACAAAAAATCGGTACTCAACACAATCATCTATATGTAGGATCGACTTCTGAGTTACAGAAGTTTTTGAAGAAGAATGGTAAAACCGAGAAATGAGGGGTATCTTGGTAACCACCTGATCAAACGGGCAGGTATCGAGACAGAATACACCGAACATGAGTTAGCCGAGTATGTAAAATGCTCTGAAGATCCTGTACATTTTATTCAATCATATTGTCAAATAATTTCACTTGATGAAGGTCTCGTACCTTTCAAACTTCGTGGTTATCAAGATAAACTTATCAATCATTTTAAAGATAATCGTTTCAGCGTCGTCCTGGCGTCTAGGCAGAGTGGTAAATCAATAACATCGTGTGCGTACTTACTATGGTATATTCTGTTTCATCCAGAAGTTACTGTAGCAGTACTTGCAAACAAAGGCGCAATTGCAAGAGAAATGATTGCGAGGATCGTTACGATGCTCGAGTCTGTTCCTTTTTTCTTGCAGCCAGGAGTAAAAATTCTAAATAAGGGAAATATTGAATTTGGTAATGATAGCAAGATTGTGGCAGCCGCTACATCTTCTAGTTCGATTCGTGGTATGTCTATCAACATGCTGTATCTCGATGAGTTTGCGTTTGTCGAAGATGCAGAGACATTTTACACTGCAACATATCCTGTTATCACCTCAGGTAAAGATTCGAAAGTTATCATAACTTCAACAGCGAATGGCGTAGGTAATATGTTCCATAAAATATATGAGAGCGCTATTCATGATCAATCTGAATATAAACCATTTACAATTAATTGGTACGATGTACCAGATCGAGATGAGGAATGGAAAAAGCAAACCATTGCCAACACCTCAGAAGCACAGTTCGAACAAGAGTACGGAAACTCCTTCTTGGGAACAGGAAATACCTTGGTCAACAGTAATACCTTACTCGGTCTTATGTCATTGGAGGCTGTTTGGTCTAAAAACGAAGTTAGAGTCTATGAGAGACCCAAAGAAGGTCACGAATATATATGCACAGTTGATGTCTCTAAAGGACGAGGACTAGACTACTCAACATTTACTGTCTTTGATGTAACATCAAATCCATTCAAACAAGTATGTACCTATCGGGATAATACGGTCAGCCCTATGCTATATCCTGATTTACTAAATAAGTATGTAAGACCATATAACGAAGCATTAATAATCATCGAGAACAATGCTGAGGGCGGAATGGTCGCAACTCAACTTCATTATGATATAGAATATCCAAATGTCTTTGTGCAAGGTATGACAAGCGCAGACGATATTGGTGTTACTATGTCAAGAAAGATCAAACGAATAGGTTGTTCTACAATGAAAGAGTTGCTTGAAGAAAATAGACTCAAAGTTGTAGATGGTCATACCATCACAGAACTAATGACCTTTGTCAACAAAGGCTCATCTTTCGAAGCAGATCGAGGATATCATGACGATATGGTTATGAACCTTGTTCTATTCTCATGGTTCATTACAACAGACTATTTCACTAATATAACAGATAAACAAGTAAAGGATTTACTGTATTCTGAACAGCAAAAACTCATAGAAGATGATCTTCTACCTGCTGGAGTCTTTGGTACCGATGGTGTCGAAGAGTCATTTGTAGATAAAGATGGTGATAGATGGTACACAGATACACCCTAGAGATTTCGGATTATATAAATAAAACAGTAAACAACTTTTACTAAACAGGAGAAAAGTATGGCATTTCAAGTATCACCAGGCGTTCAGGTCAAAGAAATTGATCTTTCGAATGTCGTTCCTGCCGTAAGCTCAACAGTTGGCGCTTTCGCTGGGACATTTCAATGGGGTCCTGTTGATGAAGTAAAAACAGTATCTAGCACTCAAGAGTTAATAGATGAATTCTACGAACCGAGAGATACACTTGCTGGCGCTGAAGATTTTTACACAGCAGACTCATTTTTAAAGTACGGTTCGGCACTTAGAGTAGTCAGAATGGCCACAACAAATCTTTTCAGTGCTAATGTTGACGGCGCAGCTTCAACGCTTCTCAAGAACAGAGAGCAATATGATAACTCATATGCAGATGGTTCACAAGAAGGTACAGTTGGAGAATATGTCGCTAAGTATGCTGGTGCGTTAGGTAATAATCTTAAGATTTCTGTTTGTGCCTCATCAAACGGATATTTCGATAACTCAGTAACAGCAATCAACTTAGAAGCTGGATACTCCGTTGGTGCTACATCAGTAGTAGTAGATGACGGAACAAAATTTATAGTCAGAGACATTATTAAGTTCTCAGGTCATGACACTAAGTATAGAGTAACCGCTATTTCAACAAATACACTAACAATCGAATCGATTGGTACACCAACAGTTGGTGGTCTAACAGCAGCCGTTGCAGACAACGAAGCTGTCGACAGATATTGGGAGTTCTACGAACTCTTTGATAAGAAACCTGAGAAATCAGCAGTTTCAACTGCCGCTGGCGGAGCAAATGATGAGATTCACTTAGTCGTAGTAGACGAAGACGGAGGAATTTCAGGAACACAACATACAGTTCTAGAGATATTCCCATTCTTATCACTCGCCTCAGACGGTAAAGATTCACAAGGTAGATCAAACTTCTACAGAACAGTTCTTGCAGAACAATCAGAGTGGATTTACTGGTCAGGTCATGATACAGACCTTCTGTCATCTGCTACAGGCGATAGAACAATCGAAGAATCAAAGACTACTGCATTTGGTAGACCTGATCTTCCACAGAACTACTCACTTTCAGGTGGTCAAGATGGTAGATCAAAAGTTGCAGGCGACATTTCAGACGCTTGGGACAAACACTTCAAAGATGCAGAAACTATCGATATCTCATTCTTAGTAGTAGGTTCAACAAGAACAGACAACGGTTCAGGAACAGATCAAGATACAGTCGCAGATCATAACACAATCGTAAATCACGCTATTTCAATTGCAGAACATAGAAAAGATTGCATGGTTGTTGCTTCACCAAGAAGAAGTTCACTAGTAAATGTAACTTCAGAATCAACACAGGCATCAAATGTAGAGGCAGATTTTGCTTCAGTAACTTCAAGTTCATACGCAGTGTTTGATAGTGGTTGGGTTTACATGTACGACAGATACAACGACAAGTACTGTTGGGTTCCAGGAAACGGACATACCGCAGGTATTATGGTAAGATCAGACTTACTACAAGACCCATGGTATTCACCTGCTGGTTTCTCAAGAGGTCAGTATCTAGGTATTACTAAACTTGCATTTAATCCTAAGAAACAATTCAGAGACGATCTTTACAGAAAGAGAATCAACCCAATCGTAACATTTCCTGGACAAGGGACTGTACTATTCGGTGATAAGACTGGACTTTCTTCACCATCAGCATTTGATAGAATCAATGTGAGAAGATTGTTCATCGTTCTAGAGAAAGCAATTGCAGTTGCTGCTAAGTCACAACTGTTCGAATTCAACGATGCTTTCACAAGAGCTCAGTTCAGATCAGCTGTTGAACCTTTCTTAAGAGATGTAAGAAACAGAAGAGGTCTTATCGATTTCTCAGTAGTATGTGACGAAACAAACAACACAGACTCAGTGATCGATAGAAACGAATTTGTTTGTTCAATATTCGTGAAACCTAATAGATCAATTAACTTTATCACACTTAACTTTGTCGCTTCAAGAAGTGGCGTTGAGTTTGAAGAACTATACGGAGCAGTTTAAGGAGTAATAGATGGCAACAATAGATCAATTTAAAGCACAATTACTCGGTGGTGGACCAAGAGCCAACAGGTTCAGAGTGTTCATTCCTAGATCGGGTGACAAAATCGAGTTTCTTTGCCAAGCTGCACAGATTCCAGCTGCTACCGTTGGTGTTGTAGAACAACAGTTCAGAGGACATGTACTAAAACTCGCAGGAGATAGAACATTCGAACCTTGGACAGTTACTATCATCAACGATGTAGAGTTCTCTGCTAGATCAGCATTAGAATCATGGCAAACAGACATACAAGCGTTAGATTCAGGAGAAGGTATTACTTCACTTGACTATCTAGTAGATAGAGCGTTTGTAGAACAATTAAACAAAGACGACTCAGTGTTAGCAAGATACGAATTCTTTAACATGTTTCCAACTAATATTGGTGCAATTGACTTATCTTATGAGACAGTCGATGCATTGGAGACATTCGATGTTGAATTCCAATATTCACACTGGGAAAGAGTCGTTTAATTACGGTATAACAGCGCCACTGGCGCTGTTATAAATATACATTATGGAAATATTTGGGTTTGAAATAACTCGTAAGAAAGATGAATTACGAGAAATAGATGTCGAAAAAAGGTCGGCACCTTCTTTTGTAGCACCACAGATCGATGATGGTACGCCTGTCATCAATCAAAGTGCATCTGGTTTTATATCAGGTGGGGCATATGGTTCATATGTCGATATGGAAGGTGGCATTAAAAATGAAATTTCTCTCATCAATCGATATAGAGAAACTTCATTAGTACCTGAATGTGATGCAGCTATCGAGGACATAGTAAACGAATGTGTCGTTTCTGATACTCAAGATAGGATTGTCGCAGTCGATTTGAGAGAAACAGGTCTCTCAGATAGTATTAAAAAGAAAGTACAAGACGAATTCAGGCACATCCTCTCTTTAATGAAGTTCAATCAGAACTCTCATGAAATATTCAGAAAATGGTATGTCGATGGCAGAATCTACTTTCATAAAGTAGTGGATTCTAAAGCGCCACAAAAAGGCATGGTCGATATTAGAAATGTCGACCCACTCAAAATCAAAAAAGTTCGTAATGTAGAAAAAGAAAAAGACCCTAAAACAAAGGTCGAAAGAATTACTAAAGTTGAAGAGTTTTATGTCTTCAACGACAAAGGGTTCGATAAAGCGAATCCAAATGAGGGTTCTACTCTCAAGATCGCACCAGAGGCAGTAACATATACAACTTCTGGTATGTTAGATCACACAAAGAATGTAGTTATTGGATATCTACATAAGTCATTGAAGACTGCAAATCAGTTATCAATGATGGAAGATGCACTTGTTATCTATCGTATATCAAGAGCACCTGAAAGAAGGATTTTCTACATTGATGTAGGTAACCTTCCAAAGGCAAAGGCAGAACAGTATCTTGCCGATGTTATGAACAAGTATAGAAATAAACTTGTTTATAATGCAGATACAGGCGAAATCAA